ACAAGATTGGAAGTAAGCTGGTTAGGTTCAGTTCCGAAGATGTTGAAAAGTGGCTGAAAGAGAAGTCAAAGGAGGAAAAGCAATGAAAACGATTGAAATTTATTGTGACGGCGCAGCATTAAACAATGGATGCAAAAATTCCATTGCAAGCTATGGAATCGTTATGCTTTTGATTGAAAGTGGTAACATTATCGGAGCAAAGCAATACAGCGGACTTTGCGAGCCTGTAAATTCAACAAATAATTATGCTGAGATTACAGCCGCATTAGTTGGATTAAAAAAAATTACAGATAAAACTATTCCAGTTAAGGTTTATTCTGATAGTCAATATCTTGTGCAGACAATTAACAGTAATTGGAGCATTAACGCAAACAAAGAGCTTTGGGAAAAACTTTTTGATGAAATTCGCACTTTTGATAGTGTTGAATTTATTAAAATAAAGGGTCACTGTGGCAATAAATACAACGAGATTGCCGATAATTTAGCAAACAAGGAGGCTGTTTCTTATGGCCAAAAAGAGGATGTTCAGCATTGATATTGTCGGCAGCGATGCTTTTTTGGATTTGCCATATTCGGCACAGTGTCTTTATTTCCAGTTAGGCATGAGGGCAGACGATGATGGTTTTGTTGGAAACCCGAAAACAATACAGCGAATAGCCGGAACGAAGGCAAGCGATCTGGAATTACTTGTAAAAAAGCGTTTTCTGCTGCAATTTCCGTCTGGCGTTGTTGTTATCAAGCATTGGAAAATCAACAATCAAATCCAAAAAGACCGATATACGCCTACTGTGTATACAGAAGAATACCAAAGTTTATACACAAAGGACAACAAAGCGTATACAGAAATGGACAAAGGTTGTATACAGTCTGTATCCGAAATGGATACACAGATTAGTATAGATAAGGATAGGTTAGATAAGGATAGATTAGATAAGAATAGAATAGGGGAGGAGAAACACGCCCACGGTTTTTTTGCGAATGTTCTTTTGACTGAATCCGAGCTTGAAAAGCTGGCAGAAGAAATCCCAGACTATAATGAATACATCGAGAAACTATCGCATTATATAGAAAGCCACGGGAAGAAATACAAATCGCATTATGCTACTATTCTTGCATGGCATAGGAAAGACGAAGAAGAAAAAACATCAAAAACTCCTACTGTTGAACAGCAACAGCCGCAGAGAAAGAAGAGTTTCTAATGATGACCAGAGAACAATCTATCAGGGCGACATTTGACATTTTCAAGCCGGATGGCGTTATCGAAGTCCGGGCTATGAGTGGATACACATATAGCGGTTATTTCCGGGATCGTGAAAAGCTGATTTCCGAGCTTGCACGGCACGATGATAAAACGTGGTACTTTGTCATGAATGACATTGACGAAGGGTGCTACAGCCGGGAGCAGAACGAAAGGATTCTGAGCAAAAAGGGCTTGAAAACCACCGGGGACAAAGAGATCACGGGTATCAAGTGGATTCTGATTGATGCCGACCCGGAGCGCACAACGGGTGTTTCATCCACTGATGAAGAAAAGGAAAAAGCAAAGCAGACTATCAAGCGCGTTTACAAGTATCTGCGCGGCGAGGGATTTTCTGATCCTGTTGTATGCGATAGTGGCAACGGTTACCACCTTCTGTATTCTGTAGATATGATGGTGGAAGATGCCGAATACACAAAGAAATTCTTGCAAGCTATTGATATGCTGTTTTCTGATTCCGATGTAAAAATCGACACGTCGGTGTTTAACCCGTCCAGAATCACGAAGGTATACGGGACGATTGCGAGAAAGGGCGCGAACACGGCAGAACGGCCACACAGGGCAAGCGGATTTGTTTATATCCCTGAAGAAATTCTCCCGAACTCCATTCACCTGCTGAAAAAGATTATCGGAGTTATTCCGGAGCCGCCGAAGCCCGTTTACAGAAACGACCATATAGAGACGTTCGACATTGACAAGTTTATTTCTGACAATGGGATTGCTGTAAGCCGTGAAACGACAAGCGGCGGTATTCGCAAGATTGTTTTGGAAGAATGCCCGTTTGACCCTTCCCATAAAGCCCCGGATAGCGCAATCTTTGTTATGCAGAATGGTGCTATTGCTTTCAAATGTTTCCACAATTCATGCTCTGATAAGCGGTGGAGCGATGTTAGGCAGCTTTTTGACCCGGATTGCTATGAACGCAGAAAAGAGCAGAACCGCACATATCAGTTGCCGCCGAAAAAGATCGAAATGCCCGTTAAAGAAGAAAGTGGCGATAAAGAAGAAAAACCCCATTTCCTTCGGATGCAGGATATTGAGATAATTGACCGCTCTAAGATTGTCAGCATAAAGACGGGAATTGACGCGCTCGACAAAAAGCTAATCGGCATGAACAAGGGTGAGTTGTCAATCTGGAGCGGCGGCAATGGATCGGGCAAGTCCACATTCCTGTCACAGCTTGCTTTGGAGAGTATCAGCCGAGGATTCAATGTTGCCATGTTTAGCGGCGAATTGACAAGCAATCGGGCGAAATCATGGTTACAGTTGCAGGCGGCCGGCCGAGCGCATACAAGACTTTCTGATAATGGCGTTTCGTACTATGTGCCAAAAGAAAAGGCGGACGCGATTGATGAATGGGCGGCAGACAAACTGTGGATTTATAACAATCAGTACGGTATCAAGGTAAACAGCGTTATTGATGATTTTGTGAAGCACATGGAGCAGCACCATACCGATGTTGTCATAATTGATAACCTTATGTCGCTGGATTTGTCAGAAATCCGTGGGGAGAAATACGATAGGCAGACAACGCTTGTTTTGACGCTTTCCGAGTTCGCCAAAAAGTACGATGTTCACATTCACTTTGTTTGCCATCCGCGAAAGCCCGTTGGATTTTTGAGGAAGTCCGACATTAGCGGCACGGCAGACTTGACCAACGCTGCGGATAATGTCTTTATGATGCACCGTGTCAATCAAGATTTCCTGCGGCTGGGCGGTGAATTTCTGGGACAAGCCGAAATCAAAAAATACGAAGATTATACAAATGTCATTGAGATTATGAAAAACCGTGATTTGGGCGTATCCGATGAATTTATCGGCGTTTACTATGAACCCGAAAGCAAGCGAATGTTGAACTTCCGGCAGGAAAACAAGCGTTTCGGCTGGAATGGTGAAGGCGTAGAATATCCCGATTGGGTTGCAGAGTGTGAAATTCTGTAACATAACCACCCTAAAAAATGAAATGGTGGCAAAGGAAAATGGCAATATCAAACAAGAAAGCATTGGAAGCGGCAAAGGTGATTGTTGACTTTTGCAACGAGCAGAGAGAGTGCCAAAACTGCATTTTTAGATTGTACGGCGCAGACCATTGGAAGTGCCATATGTATGCGTTTGATCTGAAAGATGTTTTGAGCAACATTGAAGCGAAGAAGAAAAATCACGGTTTGATTTAAGGAGGCATAACAATGGATGTTAGGGAAAAGTTGATTGAGATTTTGAGGAAGCCGATATTTCCGCACGAATTGGTAGACCCGACAGAGGCCGTTGCGGATTATCTGCTTGACAGCGGCGTAACGGTGCAGGAGTGGATTTCGGTTAGTGAAAGACTTCCGCAGAACTTTGTTAGTGTGCTTGGCTATATGACCGATGCAGGAGAGTTTCCGCCCGTGAGAGAGTGTTATACCGTTGGCAATGAGTTTTTCTTCCCTGCATTGGGTGATGTCCATCCTGTATCACATTGGTGTGAATTGCCCCAACCGCCGAAAGGAGAATGATTATGAACCACGATGCAACACATTGTGCAGATGACTACAAGAAAAGCAAATGCCCAAAGAATTGCTATCGGGCAATGCTGACAGAAGAACTGCGGAATATCGTTTATGTATTGCCTACAAGTTGGGCATATTTCAAAGGCACAAAAGAGTGCCCCCAATATCCAAAACCGCCGAAAGGAGAATGATTGTGGCAAAATGCACTGGAATGAGATGCCCGATGCAGTATGGGTATAAAGTTGATGAATGCAACCACACGGATTGTCCGTATAGAACAGAACCTATTACCAACGCCGACCGCATCCGGGCCATGAACGATGAGGAGCTGGCAGAATTTTTAACACACATAAACCCCACAAACTGCCAAGACTGTGCGTTTTCTGTGGGATGGCGTTGTCAGCCGGACAGAGATGATTATTCAGACTTTGATAAATGCAAAGAGGGTCGCAAAAGATGGCTCAAACAGCCTGCTGAATAAAAAGTTATAAAAAATTATAAAAAGTTGTTGACAAATTAAGCAGGGGTGTGGTAATATATACTCACAGGGGGAAAACACCTGATATTGATAGAGAAAGGGGAAACAACATGAACGAAATCACAGTCACGTCGCAGCAGCAGCTTGACAATCTGCCGCACGAATGTCA